TGATCGCCACTATGAATGACAAACAAAAAGCCACCTCAAAAGGTGGCTTAACTGCATGATTTTCATCGCTAAATTTGGTGGCCCCTGCTGGGTTTGAACCAGCGACCAAGCGATTATGAGAACCATAACCGCCAACCGATAATCAATGACTTATTTTTAAATCAATGACTTAATGAATCTATATAAGGCAATATAAGCTAATAATCCTAACTTGCTGCGACACTTTTGCGACACTTTAAAAGTGTTCTCTACGGAGCATGCTATTGCGCGTGTCTGATATGATGTGCTTCTGGACTAAGATTGTTTTTAATAAGGTGGGAAGCCTACATCGGCTATAAATCTGGTATGTTCCGCATAGAGCAAGGTTGCAGGATCAAGGTTATCCATCAATTTAAATTTCTGCATGTAAGGAATGATTTTGCTACCTACGGGGGTCAAAGCGTTGTAGTAAATAATTGACAGCTCTTGATTAGATAGTTGAGCTCTAAATAATCTTGAGTAAGTTTTTTTATCATCTATATCTGATTCGGATAGGAATCTCAGTATGTTATAAAGAAACCTAAAGTAATGGCCGAGCTGAAACCCATTTGTGTTGTAGAAGTCCTGAAAAGCAAGGCTAAGATCCTCAGATGAAGATTCTGCATAAATGCCATGTTTACTAAAGTAGGTATTTTCAAAGCTTTTTTTCATTTTATTAAATACTAATCGCCCGTCTAATGTATAAGCACCTCCTCCTGGAACTGTTTGAGGCATAGATATTTCCCCCAAAATTTGATTGTGCAACTTAATCATTTGAAAGAACGTATTTTCGAAACCTTGCTTGCGCATTTCTTTTCTATTGATAGCTAACTCATTTTTTTGTGCTTCCATTTCTAATTTTTGAATAGCAAAAGTATCTTTCTGCATTGCTATTGTAACCGCTACGCCACCGAATGCTAAAGCTGAAAACAAAGAGGTTAACACACCAAAGCTATCGCCAAAAACTCCAGCATTTGAAATGGTCATTTGATCTATTGGAGACGTTACAACTATGAGGAAAACAGCATATGCGATAATGCACAAGCTTGCTAACCCTCCAGAATATATTGCTATTTTCATTGCGGGGCTGATCTTCTTTCTATCATTACTATTGTTTGCATCTGCGGAATCATTTTGCATCGGGCATTTTCCTTTTAGCCAATGGGTTGAGTTTTATCGTTTCTTCTAAATGATTAGGCGCAAAGTGAGCATATCGCATTGTCATTTTTATATCTGTGTGTCCTAGAATTTTTTGGAGCACAAGAATGTTGCCACCATTCATCATAAAGTGGCTGGCGAAAGTATGGCGCAAAACATGCGTCAACTGTCCGGGAGGTAATCCAATGTCAGCTCGCTCTAGAGCATTTCTGAAAGCGTAGTAACAGGGAGTGAAAATCGCGCCTGGCTTCTTTGGTAATTCCTCAAGCAATGCTGGGTCAACGGGTATGGTTCTATTACGTTTCCCTTTGGTCTTAATAAAAGTGATTTTGCCAGGGGTGATTTGCGAGCGCTTCAGAGTTTCAGCCTCACCCCAGCGCGCGCCAGTGGACAAGCACACTTTCACAATCGCTTCTAAATCTTTAGCAGTGCTGTTTCGGCATTCTTCAAGCAATCGGTCAATCTGCTCATCAGTCAGATAAGACATCTCACTTTCGTCAATGCGAAATTGGCGCACGTTTTCAAGCGGGTTAGGGGGCGACCATTCACCCAGCCTTTTTAACTCATTAAACACCGCCAAGAAGTAAGCGTGTTCTAAGTTCATGGTGCGGGGAGAAACCTGAGCAATCCGTTTGGTACGAGCAAACTCACCTTTAAGGCGTTTAGCACGGTAGGCGGTAAATAAAGGCGCGCTAAATTCTGTGGCTAAGGGAGAACCCATACATTCTGCAGCCCAGAGCATGGTGCTTTTACGCTTTTCACCATCTGATAAGGTGATCCCGTGGCGGTCAAACCATAGGTGAACTAAATCTGCCAAGCGGCGAAGATCTTTTCCATCTCCAAGCCAAGGTGAATCCTCAATCTTTTGAAGCGTATAATTTTCGAATGCTAAAGCTTCACCTTTAGTGGCGAATTTTTTTCTGACTCGCTTCCCTTCTTTACCGTCACTCCGATTTACAGAGTAAAAGTCAGCGACCCATTGTCCGGAGCTAAGCTTTCTAACAGTCATCTTATTGAATGGTGAGTACCACTTTTCCCAATATCTCAATATCATCAATGCTGCAATCGAACACAGCCCCCGCCCCTTCGACTCGTAGTTTCCTAACTGGAATGCGAGTTAAAGTCCTAACGCTTACCTTCTCTTCAACATTGACCAACCACATACCATCACTAACGGCTCTATCATCCATATCAACCACGTACTGAATTCCTGCATCAACAATCATGTTTGGCTTTTGCGGGAGTTGCTTAGGCTCAAGAAAGATAGACCTATCAAGCAGAATGTATCCACCGTCACTTAGGTTACCGTTAATTAGATTTTTTCTAATTACACTGGCTGACTCTGTAGGTTTTTCATTTGCCTTTTCACCCACGCCGGTTAGCAACCACTCCAATGAAACTCCAGTTTCAATCATGCACTGAACCATGATGTCGCTTGGGAGCCCGCCACGTTTATAGCGTGCAGCTAGTGAACTTGAGGCTATGTCCAGGTGATCAGCAAGATGCCCCTTTTGAGTAAATCCATAGGCTTCGATCACTCTGTCAAGGATCGGGGCGCTATCTGCGTCGGCGTTTATGCGAAATCTAGCCATAAATTTCCAGCTAGATATTGTCTACAAAAGTTGACTTGTAGATACTATCTAGCTAATCTCCATTTTGTGTTAGACATTAACTTATATTGACTGATATTGCCGTATCAATCTAAACCGGAGTTTGCCTTATGCGCCCTAGCATTACAATCATCATCCCGGAGCCTTACCTGCCACTCGACGAGTACTGCCGTCGTACTGGCACTAACAAAGAAACAGCTAAGAACCTAATTGAGTATGGAAAGTTGCCCATCAAACCTAAGGGGCTGCAAAAGAAAGGCTTAATCGAAATCAACATGGCCGCACTAACAATTCAAGCGCTGAGCGAATGTGATATTTCGCTTAATGCGTAATAAATCTTAGATATTAGACAAGGGCTAATCATGTTTGATTTTAAGGTTTCCACCCATAGCCACTTTGACGAAGCCTGCCGCAAGTTCGCTCTTACGCACAACATGACAGAGCTGGCTCAGCAAGCCGATATGAAAGTTCAGGCTTTACGTAATAAGTTGAATCCCGATCAAGTGCATCAACTTACTGTGGCCGAAATGCTTCTGCTGACTGATCTGACAGAAGACGCGACGTTGATAGATGGAGCGTTAGCACAACTGCAATGTCTTCCATGTGTGCCGGTGAATGAAGTAGCAGACGAGAAGTATTCAGCATACGTGCTGAAAGCAACTGCCGAGGTTGGCATGCTGGCAGCTAAAGCGGCAAGCGCTGACAAAATCACAGCCACCTGCCGCCGTGGTGTTGTCGAAGCGGCCAATACTGGCATTCGCTGCCTGATGCTGGCCGCAATTGCAGTCCAGAGCCGCATTCATTCAAACCCCACTTTGGCGTCTACCGTTGATGCGATCAGCGGCCTAAGCGCTTCAGTTGGTTTGAACTGAGAGGCGGGCGATGATTTCATTTGCAGCCCACCTCAAGCGCCAAAGTCCGTCTATGTCATATGGCAACGGCTGGATTATGGGCGAGAACGGCAAGCGCTGGCATCCATGTGCTGACCAGAAATCTCTGCTACGTGATCTATCATCAAAACGCGCCGGATTGTTAATCCGCTTGCGTAAACTTATCGGTGGTTAATATGCCGCGAGTTTTATGGGAAGTACCGAAACAACACGAAGCCGCCAGTTTTTCCAAAATTCATTTGATGGGTGCACGTGTTGATAAGCTTCAGCCAATGACGTTTGATGAATTTCGCAAAAAGTGGCGTCAGATGCGTGATAACAACGCAAACCCGGCACTGCGTTATTTCAACAACCAGAATGATGAATTTAAGTTCTGCGTAATGACCTTGGCTAATCGTGATAATCCGAAGACATTCAAACCGGAGGAAATCGGAAAGCCTTTTGAATATTTCGATGAACGCCGCCGCGAGTTAATAATCATCGCAATGAATAAAGTTGCGCGTTGGGGCAGAATTTTGCCTGGCCGCTTTTCAACTGCTGACTGTTTTTTACCCGAGTAAATAAGACTCAAAAATTAATGGCGTAAACCCGCCGGGCATTCTTTTGCCCAAATTCTGGAGATTTAAATATGCGAAATATCGAAACACGGAAATTCGACGCAAATGTCGAGCAGCTTTCCA